CATTAGCACTCATTAACTGCTCCTATGTTCTTTACATGCGGTTGTTAACCAACCCCACTGGTTTCTCTTACCTGGTTTACCACACAGCTCACAGATCCTTGAGCTCATAGACTCTGCAAAGTCTATATAGTTTTGTTGCTGGTCTGTTGCTCCATATACATAAAACCTTAAGGTACCATACTTCTCTTTAACTTGTATAGCCTTAGGCACCTTAGCTTCTTCAGCGATCATGAGTTGTTTAGCTTCCTCAATCATTGCTGTCGTAATGGTCTGATTCGATCATTTTCGTGGTGTCAGGAGATTGATCGAGGGCTTTGCGTAGTGCTCTGATCTGCGAGTCAATGAAATCTCTTAAAGGCAAATACTGTGATGGAAGTATTGCGTGGTATTCCCATTTCATCCCACCCCACACACGATGCCCCTCAAGTTTTCGGCTGATGTGCTCTAGTTTTTTGACCGTTTCTTCAGCGGCTTGTCTTAGTTTGTCAGTCATCTCATTCTCCTCTTGCTTTTGCGATTGCGGCTTTGGCTGCATCAACTGGAATATTCATTTTTTCGCAGGCATCTGCCAATACAGTTAAAGCGTTTAATAGATCAGGTGCGGCGGCGATTAACTGGGCATCCTTGAGGCCAAGGTTTGGCGACCCGCAGCAACCGCAACCCCATAAAACGTTTGGCTCAATTGCTGAAACATTGTCGCTGCCGTAAAATTTCTCGATGCTCCACGGTCCAGGCGTGTGCTTACTCATTGCTTTTTCCTCTTAATCTAATTTTCTGTACCAGTGCTTGACCTTGGTCATCCCATGCCCCGCAATAGTTCTCAACCATCTTGGCTATGTCGTGGCGTTCAGCCTCCACCCCTTCCTGATACCACTTGGCTTTCTGATTGGTCAGGGTGCGAGATTCAATGGCTCTGGCGAACTCAATAAATTCTGTACTTCTTCCCGCCGTTGTAAATGTGCCGTTTGCCCGCAACAGGATTTCATCGTCAGTCATCGCTCCTCCTGCTCAAAAGTAAACCACTGATTAACTTGGCCCATGACAGCATTAACAATAGCATCATTAATTGTCGCCTCTGTTGGTGCATCATTATACTTATAAGCTCGAGTGTGACCATACGCCACCCCATCAAGCACACACTGCTCAAGTAAGTCATAGATCTTAGGCTTCATGAACATCTCCAAGTATACGTAGATCCTGTCATCGTGGTAAAGACTACACAGTTCTCAGACTCCTCTAAGATCTCCAAGATTAATGATGTCCTCCACCAGTCCTGTACTTCCAAGGTCCGAGAGAATGGAGAGCCTACCATCATCGCTACACCCACTCGAGGTCTAGCATTCTCCTCTTGTTGTATAGACCCGTCATCCTTGTAACACAGAGCAACACTCATCATACCAGAGTCACCTGCTCCGTCACTCAACCTCTGTAAGCTGTAAGGCATCTTTATATCCTCCTCTCATGTACTTCAAGGTTCGCTTCATAGAAGCTAGTAGAGTCATCACCTCCTGTAAATCCCCTAGGTCATTATGGAACTCTATGACTCCTCTTATCACCTCTAATTCTTCTTGCAACCACTCAGCAATCATGTCCTCTTTATTCATGTCTCATCCTCATATTTGGTCTTAGCTATGATGTAATCCTTGACTAAACTACTACGAACAATATCATCTACTGTGAACTCAAAGCGACTGAAGGCCTTCATCTTTTCTACAATTGCAAGGAACTTCGGTAAACCTGTCTTATCTGAGCTCTTCTTCAGATCTGTCTGTCTAATATCACCACAGAAGATGATCTTACTTGTGTGGCCTACTCGTGTGATGATAGTGTCTAACTCTTCAAAGCTCATGTTCTGGAACTCATCTATCAGCAGGATACTACTACTAAAGGTAGTCCCTCGAATGAAGCTGGTGGACATGAAGTCTACATACCCTTGCTCATACAACCGCTGCCAAGCGTCCCCACGTTTAAACAACTCAGAGGTTATCTGTCGATAAGGTTGGATATAGATGTCCATCTTATCATCAGCACTACCTGGTAGGTGTCCCATGTCTCTGCTCTGGACTGCTGATCTAATGATCACTACTTGCTCGTAAGGGTTACTCTTATCCATGACTTCTTCAAGAGCTCGGTACAGAGCAATGTAAGACTTACCAGTCCCTGCCACACCATGTAAACACATGAAGTAGTCTCCAGCTCTATAAGCATCAAAGAAGTCTTTCTGCTTAGCTGTCTTAGGACTCACTGTAATCATATCATCAAGCTTTAACTTCAAGCTATTACTTCTACGTTCAATTGCACGTGGAGTTTCAGGTTGAGTGTTAACTACATTGGGCTTCTTACGTGTAACCATTGTGCTACCTACTAAAAAGGAATAGAGGGGTCTGACAGGTCTGTCATCGCTCTCCATAGGTTAATTATTTGTCGTTCCTCAGGAGTCTTAAAGGGGAAGTTCCAGCGATCCCAAGTAAGTCCTGAGGGGTGAAGCGAACTAGTCAGTTTGGTCATCTTGAGTCTCTACCTGTGTTAGGTACTCCAGACGGGCTTCAATCATAAACTCAGCATCCATCAAAGCATCCTCAGGGTCATTACCACCAGCCATAGAAGCAGCAGCGTAATAGTCAAACAAGGTCATACCCTCGAACCTGAAGGTAGTGTCATTCACAGTACCGCCTGTTAATGTGGGAAAAGCAGGTCCACCAGTTAACTTCATATCCATCTTGATACTCCTTAGTTGTTAGAGTGCCTTTTAGAAGCCATTAGAGACCCCTAGAAGCGTTTTAGATGTAAAGGTAAGGGGTAAGTGTACCCCTACCCTTAAAACGTCTTAGAGAGCCTTAGAACGCTTCTTATTATTACGGTTCAAAACATACCGAGCATACCGTTGATTGGTAGTCGGGTGGTTCTTGAAGTGAGTCACGATGTCATGACCAGCCTCTCGAAGCTCTTGGATACGCTTAGTGAGACATTGGACAGAGTAATCCATCAAGGCTTCCCGTAGGGTAATAGACCCTGTTCGTTGTAGGTGATCTAAGATCATTTGGTTTTGGCTCATTTGGTTTCCTTTAACCAGGTTTCAGGGATCATCTTATCTGCATAAGGTATCCCTAGTTTATCACAATAAGACCCATAAGTGGTACTACTTTGTTTAGAGATCTTGGTCTTGGAGTTACTGAACACCATCCTTAAATCAATCTCAGGGTGTTGCTGCTTCACCATAGCGATCTTTTGTCTGTCTGCGGTTACCCAGCGACCTTTGACCTCTATGATGATGCCTGAGTTGTCTAGGACTATATCAGGAGTGTACTTACGTTTCTTCTCAGGCTGTGTGTACTCGAGGGTTAACTCTTCGTACTTGTAGGGTATCCCCTTAGCCGTGAGCTCTTGACAGATAACGTCTTCAAGTCCACTCCTGATTCCATGCTTTAGCAAGACCTCAGACTGTCTCAACTTCCCTTTAGAAGTCGATGTCTTCTTCGGCTTGCTCGACTGCACTAGATACCTCCTCTGACCGCTTAACGTCTTCAGCTACAAAGCCGCCTTCTTCTTTACCGAATGGGCTATTGTTGTACTCTACTAAATCAATGATCTGAACAGCATTAAGGTATAACTTTACACCAAGATTACCTGAAACTAACCAAGGCTTTATACCTGCTCCTACTTTGATCACAGAGCCGCCACTAACATTTAACTCTGTTCCAATAGCTTTACCTAAACTATCAACAACAATAGGTTTGTTTTTGGATCTAAAATTAAAAACTACATTGCCATCTTCGTCTACCTTCCAAGGCATTTTAGCTTTTTGAAGTTTTGCTTCTCCAAACTCCTCTACAAAAGCTGCTTTGATCTTCTCTTGAAAGTCTTTAGCTTCAGTTGGACTTACTACCAAACCTGTTTGGAATTCACCTTCAGGTTTAAATTGTGTGTCCGCTTTAAAAAGTTTAGGCCATGAAGCTTTACCTTTAGGGCTGACTGCTTTAATAATTTTACTCATATGTTTCCTCGTAGTGGTTAATAACATCATCAATAACTTGGAAGCCATCAATCATACGGTCTTCCATGCCTTCCACAATGTACCCAGACTCCATGAGAGTCATAGCCACATCTAATGGAACCTTACAACCTTCAGCCACTAGCATCTCAGTGACATCTAGTAATCGTTTACTCATTATAACTCCTAGTTATGCAAAAGCATAGTTAGACTTCAATACTTCATTAAGATCAAGAGTACCCTTGTTTGGTGGGGGTGTCAACTTAGTTTTACCTTTGTCACTCAAGACTGACATAGCGTACAGATAAATAGCCATAAAGGGGTCATTGTGCTTGTAAAGGGCAACAAACTGTTCTTTAACAATCTCAGAGAACTCCTCCATGTCTGAGGGTAAGCACCCAAAGGAGTCATGGATCAGCAAGAAGCTATCAATGCCCCTCTCCTTAGCTTCTAAGACTGTCATCATTAAGTGACTGGCATCGTAGCTGTGGACAAAGTTAGGAGCTATGGTAGACCGTTGCTTAGACCCCTTAAGCTTGTCAGTGAACCCTAGAATAAGCCTAGGTTGAACCCTCCGTTTATTGATGGTTAAATTTAAACGTTTCTCAATAACACCAAAGTACTCATTGACCACTGGGAAACCTAAAGGTGATGACCAGACCACAGGATGTCCCTCCTGAGCTAACAAACCTGCCGCTTGTTGTAACCACTCCATACCATCCAGAGCTTTCTCTACGGTCATCCTTAAGGCAATGTCTAGCTTCTTAGCCATGTACCCAGATGCTTTACCTGGGCTATCAAATGGATGCTTGTCTAGCTGCCCTAGGTCTACCTGAGCCTTGTACTTAGCCATGAAGTCTTCCATGAGCTGCTCACGCCACCCATACTGCTTAGACCCATAGCACAGGGTCATGGTGGCTCTCTTGGTTACCTTACGGTCTATCTTATGGTCTAGCCACTCCTTAGCTACTGGGTCTTCTCCTGAACTGTCTTGGATAACCAGTTGGTTCACAATCCCTGCTACATCCTTGTAGACATCCTCAGGCTTATTAGCGGGTAGTAGGTTAACTGACTTACCACCTACAGGGTCTCTAAGCATGGCTGAGTAGTGCTGGAGTCCTGAGCAACTCCCATCAATCGCTATGGGCAGGTGGCACCAGTAATCAGGACCAACATCAGCAAAGTTAACCAGCTCCCTACAAGCAACAAGAAAACTGAAAGGAGCATCAGCAGCACTCCACCAGGTGTCTGCAAATGGCTCAGTAACTGCTTGGTATATCCTCTCAAAGTTAGCACGAACCCACTCCTTTCTAGCATGAAATGAAGCCTTAGAGATCTTATCGAAGTCCCCAGTGTTCGCTATATGGATCTTTAACCAGTCTACAGCCTCACCAGTGTCCATCTGCTTACCATCCACGAACAACCATAAAGCCTTGATGTAATCTGCTCTCTGGTGGTTCAGGTATGGCTTAGCGTAGACCCTACCTCTGAAGTCCATGGTCACTGGTAAGTAGACCTCATCATAGTTTTGGTAGTGCTTAGCTTCGTCTAGGTCTGCTAGGAACCCAGCCTGAAGACTCTTTAGCTGAGACCTAAGGAGTCTACGGGATACTGTAGTCCCGTTAGGTAAGATGTTAATTGGGACAGACCCTATGCTTAATCCTCGGGCATAACACTCCTCAATGATAGGTACTATCCAACTGTTAATCTTAAGGGGAACAGACTGGATAGCATCACAAGCCTTCACAAAAGGGGTCTCAGGCTTCATGAGAGGCTCTAGGAGCTTCTTTTGGGTCTTACTGAAGGTACGGACAGGGTTAAGCATAGAAGACAGCTTAGACTCAAGATACGAGCCTTCTACGATGGATCTAGGTTTAGACACCATAGGTCTCCAGAAGGGCTTCATGTAGGTCTGCCAGTCAGTCAGTTCATTTAACTCAGTCAATGTATCATCTGAAAAGGTTAGGTAGACAATGGTTTCCTTATGGGAATAGTTCTCATACTCATTAAATATGGGTAAAGCACACATACTGTGGTAGGCATGGATACCTAGTTTCATGAAGTGTTCTTTGTTCTCTACCTTAAGCTTCAAGGTATTGATAACATCCTCAGCTATTTGGGTGTAGATAAGACTACGCTTAGCAGACACAATAGCCCCATGAAACATATGTTGTAGCGTTATGAAAGCTAACTGTTCAGGAGTTAAAGACTTGGCTAGCTCTCTCCACTCTTGTACAGGACCTCCCTTGGACTGCAAGATGTCCTTAGCTATTCCTTCAGCTTCTATAAATGTTTGGTTGAATAGCTTACTCTGAGCAAAGTTAAGGATACCCTTTGCTTCCTTCTGCTCTATGTCCTTCTTAAACCTAGAGACACCATCTTCAATGGCTAATCCCTCTAGTGTAGCTTCCATGTGTATTGACATCTGTGTTTCTCCTTAAAAGAAAGGCATAGCTGTACTGTGTAAGGGAGCGTATCATTTATACAACAGTCTTAAACCAAGACTTTTAACACTTTTATGCGCCTACTTTAGGCATAATACTACACTTTTATGCA